TCCTTGGAAGCGGCTATTATTCAGATTGCAGCTTGGACTGATGAGCGCGGTCTGTTGATTGCAGCACAACCTAAGAAACTCGTAATTCCACCAGCACTGCAATTCGTTGCAACACGTCTGATGGAGACCGAGGGTCGTGTAGGTACTGCAGACAACGACATCAACGCGCTACGCGCTAACGGCTCAATTCCGGGCGGTTATACTGTCAACCATTATCTGACAGACACAAACGCGTGGTTCCTGATGACTGATGTACCTAACGGTCTGAAGCACTTTACACGGGCAGCTATGGCTACCTCTATGGATGGTGACTTTGACACAGGTAACAGCCGGTATAAGGCGCGCGAGCGTTATTCGTTCGGTGTATCTGATCCGCTGGGTATCTTCGGTTCCCCCGGAGCGTAAAACACGTTACTATCACGTAAAAGTAGGGGCAGCTTCGGTTGCCCCTTTCTTTTTGTTTAGTTTAGTGTAATATGCAGACATCCCTGACAAACACAGTGTGTGTTTGACTCTAGCCACGACAGGAGAATCATATGGCTAACACTACATTTTCCGGCCCAATTAGGGCAGGTAACATCCGAAATACAACTGGAACAACTGTAGGTACTGACATTGCTAACGTAGGTTACGTTGTAATGTGTCAGGACACTGTACAAAGTCTTGCAGGCGGTGCGCTTGCAGCGGTAGTGACAGACATTGTAATTCCAGCCAACTCTAAAATCGTAAACATCGTTGTTGATCTTGTGGCTGCGGCTAACACTACTACTAACATTAGTGTTGGTGAAGTAGGTGGTAACGCGAATACGTTTATCAACGCGCTAGCATCAGGCACTACTGTTGGCATAAAAGCTCTTGGTACTACAGGTGGTGGAACCCTAGAGTGGGGTAATATCGGAACTTCTGATAAACGCCTGACAGTAACCTCCTCGGCGGCTACTAATGCGGGGTCTGTTCGTATTACAGTTATGTACGCACAAGCATTTAACACCGCAATTCAACCGTAAAGGGGTGTTAACATGGCTGGTAACTCAGTACGAGCATATAACGTTGCTACGGGTGATGCTGCGGCCATTGTTGGACCGCATCGCGCTCGTATCTTAGGAGTCTTGGTTAACGCTGCAGCCGCGTGTGCGTTTACGCTACGTAATGGCTCTGCTACAGGGGACATTCTCCTCGACCTTACACTCCCCGTGGGGTGGAATGACGTGTACATCCCTGCAGACGGCATACTAGCCGCTAACGGTTGTTTTGTAGCAGCGTTAACTGGAACGGGTAACAAGATAACTATCATATTGGAGTAGTCTTGTGCGTGTATATTATAAAAAAGGCGGGGGCGTAAAGTCCCCCGCTTGGACTCGTAAGGAAGGAAAAAGTGAGTCTGGTGGACTCAATGCAAAAGGTGTTGCCAGCTACAGAAAAGCTAATCCCGGCAGTAAGTTAAAGACTGCGGTTACTACAAAACCTAGTAAACTTAAAAAGGGGTCCAAGGCCGCAAATCGGCGTAAGTCGTTTTGCGCTCGTATGAAAGGCATGAAAAAGCGCAATACAAGCTCTAAGACGGCTAACGATCCTAACAGCCGTATTAATAAGAGCTTACGTAAATGGAATTGCTAGCATGCCGTATCTGACTAGCAGCATACCGTATTTTAAGGCATGGGTGCGTAGAGAGTACACTAAAAATCTTGAAGATTATCACGGTGAGTTTCTGCATGCGATGGTTGTAGGCGTTACTACAATGCCTAACCGTACTCTTAGCTTTCAAATAATATTTACGGGGTGCGAGTCCGACGATAGTGATGACGAGAACATACACGGTGGAGCAATGTGGGCTAGGATGCCCTTAACGGCTCTTGTAGCTGATGTACCACTTGAGGAGTGGCCCACAGCGTTACCTCCGTATCTTGCACAGCCTTGGGATTGCATGTCTCATTATCATTCTGTGTACAAGCTAGAACGGGCCTCTCCCGCTCCTTGGATAGCTAAAGTAGACGGCGAGTTTTATCCTGCCAAGTATATATTTACGGTAGATTACACTGATAGCGAAGTAGCTGACGACCCTGCACAACACAAACAAAGTCACGTGCTTGAATTGCTAGATGCAGGTGAGTATACAGGTAATATAGTAGCACTACCAAACAATCGGGTGCGTGTAACACACCCTGCGTGGTTTGAAACAGGACATGGCGCTCCTGATTTTAAACCAAATCAACATACGTATAATTCAAAAGAAGATGTAGGGTACGTCTGGGATACAGAACGCGTATTCAACAACTTGTACAAGGACTGACATTATGAATATGAAGAAAAAAGGTTACGCTAAGGGTAAGAAAGTAATGAAGAAAAAAGGTTACGCTAAAGGCAAAAAAGTTACACAGGAGGGTATTGACTCTGCTGCTAGGGCTGAAGCTGGGGATGTTATGGAAGGTCAACGCATCTCTCCAAAAATGCCCGGAGTAGCAACGTCGCTGCGTCCGAAGTTGCGGCCTAAGTCTGCAGAAAACAAATCTCAAATGCGTAAAGTAAAACCAAAAATGCGCCCTGAAGGTATGAAAGCTGGCGGTATGACCGGAGGCATGAAGAAAAAAGGCTATGCTAACGGTGGTATGACCAAGAAGATGAAAGCCGGCGGCGGCGTCAAAAAGATGATGGGCGGCGGTATGACCGGAGGTATGAAGAAAAAAGGTTATTCTGTTGGCGGTAAGGTGCGTGGTGCAGGCATCGCACGTAAGGGTGTACGTAAAGCTAGAATGGTGTAAATATGCGTAGGTATTACAAATCTGGTGGTAAAATATGCGCTAAAGGTAAATCTTGGGCCAAACGAACCTTTGATACCTACCCATCTGCGTACGCTAATATGGCGGCTTCTAAGTATTGCAAAGACCCAAACTACGCAAAGGGTAGTAAAGGCAAGAAGAAAAAGAAAGCGGCGTAATGGGCGACCTAAAAAAGTGGCGGGACCAAGATTGGGTTAGGGTTGGTACTGACGGTAATATCAAAGGTAAATGTGGTACTTCTAAGGACAAGAAGAACCCCGACCGTTGTCTACCGCGTAGTAAAGCCAATAGTTTAAGTAAAGGCCAACGTGCCGCCACGGCCAAAAAGAAGAAACGTGCAGGAGCTAAAGGTAAAACTGTAGTAAAAAATACTAAACCTGCTACTGTAAAGCTGTTTGGTGGGGGTTTAGCCAGACGCAAACGTGACATAGCGCGGGGCTGTGGCGCAGTAATGGAAGATAGACGCAAACAAACGTTATTTACGTGAAGGACTAAGCCATGACAACATCTGGCACCACAACGTTCGACATGGACTTTACTGAGATTGCTGAAGAGGCATGGGAACGTGCGGGGCGCGAGCTTCGTAGTGGGTATGACTTACGCACAGCGCGGCGGTCTATGAACTTGATGACGATTGAGTGGCAAAACCGAGGAATAAATATGTGGACGATAGAAAATAAGTCTATCGACCTACAAACTGGTGTGGCTGAGTACACATTACCAGCGGATACTATTGATTTGCTAGAACAACAAATACGTACTAACGATACTAATGTTAGCACACAATCGGACCTTACCATAAACAGAATATCTGTATCCACGTACTCGTCTATACCTAACAAGTTAACACAAGGGCGACCTATTCAAATATTTGTTGAGCGGTTACAACCTGCCCCAAAGGTAATTGTGTGGCCTGTTCCTGACAGCAACAATTACAAACTAAATTATTGGCGTATGCGCCGTATTGAAGACGCAGGCAGTGGCATACAGACCGCTGACATTAGTTTCAGATTTCTCCCCTGCCTTGTTGCAGGGTTGGCCTACCATATTGCCGCAAAAGTTCCTGAACTTGTAGATCGTGTACAAATGTTAAAGGCCATGTATGACGAACAGTTTGAGATGGCGGCTAGTGAAGACCGCGAAAAAACACCTGCACGGTTTGTACCGCGAATATCGGGGTTGCGCTGATGGGAAATAGGTTCGCCGCTGGAAAACGTGCGATCGGTATATGCGATGTGTGCGGGTTCCAATATAAGTTACGTGAATTAAAAGACTTGTTTGTCAAAGGTACAAACTCGCATGTAAAGGCTTGCCCTACTTGTTGGAACCCTAGTCACCCGCAACTTAAACTAGGAGAGTTTCCTATAGACGATCCGCAAGCACTTCGTAATCCTCGTCCTGACCAAGGACTTGTAGCCAGTAGAAACTTTCAGGGCGGGTGGAATCCTGTAGGACTTGTTGATCCTTTCAATTTGATGCCAAATAGGTTAGTTGGTAGTGGAATGGTTGGAACTGTAACTGTAGTAACAAGCTAGGAGTATACATTATGGCTAAAAAATTAAACGCAGGGCTAACAGCATTAAAAAAAGAACGTCCCGATGTTGTCAAAGCTATGGGATACCGAAAGGGCGGTATGACTAAAAAAGGTTACGCTAGTGGCGGAAAAGTAAAAGTTCGAGGTACAGGTGCTGCAACAAAAGGTCTCTATGCACGGGGGCCAATGGGGTAACTTATGAACTACACCGCGTTAACAACTAATATACAAGATATCTGCGAAACTACTTTCACTGCGGATGTGTTAGCTATGTTTACGCAGCAGGCTGAAGAAAAAATATACAATACAGTGCAGATACCCGCGTTGCGTAGAAATGTGACCGGGACTATTTCTAACAGCAATAAATACCTTACGATGCCTTCAGATTTTTTATGGTCTTATTCGTTAGCTGTTGTAGATTCTTCAGGGAGTTATACGTATCTTATAAACAAAGACGTAAACTTTATGCGCGAAGCGTATCCAAATCCTACGGATAAAGGACTACCCAAACATTATGCGTATTTTGATGATAATACGTTTATACTTGGGCCTACTCCTAATGCTACTTACACTACTGAGTTACATTACGGGTATTATCCAGAATCTATTGTAACTGCCAACATTACGTGGCTTGGCACTAACTTTGATTCTGCGCTGTTAAACGGAGCCTTGATTGAGGCAATACGTTTTATGAAGGGAGAGGCCGATGTCGTTGCAATGTACGAATCATTGTATGCACAGTCGATAACCTTGTTAAAAAATCTTGGGGATGGTAAGTTGCGTGAAGACGCGTACCGTTCAGGTCAAGTTCGTACTACAGTAAGCTAGGAGATAGATATGGCTTTTACAGGGAACTTTATGTGTACTTCGTTTAAGAAGGCACTACTCGACGGTGAAATGGATTTTAGCGCCAACACCAGCGATACATTTAATATTGCACTATATACAAACTCTGCTTCGCTAACAGCAGCCACCAGCGATTATGTAAATAATACAGCGGGTCAAGTAGCGAATGGAAACGGCTACACTACAGGGGGTAAACAACTGACTATTAGTCAAGCACCTACATCCACAGGCGCGGGTACAACGGTGTTTTTGAGTTTTGGGACAATTAACTGGACTTCTGCAACAATTACTGCGCGCGGCGCGTTAATTTATCGCTCTAGCGGTGCAAATACTAACAATGCGGTTGCTGTGTTAGATTTCATTACTGATAAGTCCTCGTCAAATGGTACTTTTGAAATTCAGTTTCCAACCAACAACGCGACAAGTGCTATTATTCGTATTGAAACACCTTCGTAATACCGTAGGAGGTAGCTGTAATGGCTTTTAAACTAGCAAATAGGGCTTTTGTACTAACGGCTACGACAGGTACAGGTTCAATATCTTTAGGTTCTGTGGTTGCAGGATATCAGTCGTTTTCGGCTGCAGGCATAACAGATGGTGACACTGTACGGTATACAATAGAAGATGGTACTAATTGGGAGATTGGCACCGGCACTTTAAGCAACTCTGTTGGGACTATGGCGCGCAGCGTTATAGACAGTTCTGGTGGAGGCAGTGCATTAACGTTGTCCGGCAACGCAAAAGTCTTTCTAACTGCCGCTGCTGATGACATTTTAGTGGAAGTTGTAGACGACACCACACCTCAACTTGGCGGTAATCTTGACGTGCAGGCGCGGGAAATAACCACGAGTACCAGCAATGGAAATGTAAAAATAACGCCTAATGGTTCGGGGGTTGTTGAAGTAAAGGGTGCTGGCGGCAACGACGGCACATTACAGCTAAATTGTTCAGCCAACTCTCACGGTGTAAAGATCAAATCTCCTCCGCACTCTGCGGGAGCGACATACACGCTTACACTACCGAACGACGATGGAACGTCCGGTCAGAGTTTAACCACAAATGGTTCTGGCGTTTTGTCGTTTACAACAATTAGTACCGACCCCACCAGAGGAACGCTAACGAAATCATTCACCAGCGGCGAGACTGCCAGCATTACGCTTTCAGCGGCGGTAAGCCCCAC